CTTCTGAAGATGACATTGACAAGAGTACTGAATTTTGGCGTATGGATCATGTAGAGACACACAAAAAAGATATAGGTACTTGGACTGAAACCTGGCATAAACATTGGCATGAACGTTGTAAAGAACTGTTTAGAGATGGACAACTTAAATATTTTTACCAACTAAACCGATTACATTGGGCAGTATTTAAACAACCACTAGAAGAAGTAAAAATGTATACTATTGATGATGCTAAAGAGGTTGTAAGAGCAATGTATGCTGATTTTGATTCAAATCATATTCAGCATTTGTATAATGCCAATCCAGACGCATTGTTAGTTGACAGTAATTGGATGCATAACTTATATGAGATAGAGGAATATTTAGAAACTAAATTTACTATAGATCAATTAAGAAATGTAAAAAAGTATATGGAGCATCATCAGTTAAGACTAGAATACTTTAAGCAAGAATTTCCAGAATTATTTAGAAAAGTTTGGCTTTTTTCTTAAAAAGTACTTGACTTTCATAAATACTTCGCTTATATTAATACTATAAACACTACTTGGTGTGGCCTAGTTTGGTAAGGCGCTTGCTTTGGGTGCAAGAGATCGTAGGTTCAAATCCTACCACCAAGACCAATAATGAGGGTGCGGTGCAGTTGGAGTGGCACACTGGTCTCCAAAACCAGGATTAGAGAGTTCGAATCTCTCCACCTTTGCCAAGTTTGGTCCCTTCGTCTATCGGTTAGGACGCCAGGTTTTCAACCTGGAAAGACGGGTTCGATTCCCGTAGGGACTACCATTTAAAAATTTATTACAGGGCGGTTGTAGCTCAGTTGGTTAGAGTATCGGCCTGTCACGCCGAGGGTCGCGGGTTCGAGTCCCGTCAACCGCGCCATTTATTATCATTGGAACGTAGCATAATGGTAATGCACCTGTTTTTGGTACAGGTGATTGTAGGTTCGAGTCCTACCGTTCCAGCCAGATAAATAAAAATATGAAATACCATAACACCACGAATTGGAATCAAACTTTACAAGATGGTTCATTGTCCGATAAAAATGAATGGACATGTAATTCCAATAACAGCAATTATCATTTTGACAGCAGTCGCATAGACACTCCTGGAGACTATTTTAAAGTTTTGGGTTATGTTGATTTATCTGATCCAGCATGGCAACAAGAAATCGACTGGATAGAAACTAGATGCATTTATGAACGAACGCCAGAAATGATAAACATGGATACAGTTCATAATACAGTAAAAAATTTAGATTATACTAGTGGGCTGTATCAGAATAAAGACAAACAATCAAGCAAGGGGTATGGGCATGGATTAAGCCCAGAAATGTTTCCTCTTTTATCATCACTTGAAGATGTTATTGGATTAAGACATTATAAGTCAGACTATGCCAAAAAAAAGCAAATGCCATCCAGTGCTAGGATTATATCTCAATGCCCAGGCCAAATGTTTCAAATACATGTAGATGATGAATTGTGGAAATTGGCAGATCCAGATCCATCTCAGGTTGTTAGATTAGTCATTATGTTAACACCTTGGAAAGCCGGACAAATGTATCAGTATGGCACCGGTATGTATGAAGGATGGAGAGCAGGCGAAGTTCATGTTTTTGATTGGCCTAATGTTCCTCACAGTACTGCTAATTGCAGTAAATGGAATAGACACAGTTTACAATTCACTGGATACAAAACACAAAAATATACAACTCTATTTGAAAGAGGTCACAAAGATTATAAAATACAATAAGTGTGGCAAAAATATTACAGTCAGAAATATTTGAAATAAAGTCTTGACAAAATCATCTTCTTTTGCTATAAATAGTATGTTGGCGTTGAAGCAACGTAGACACATACTGGACCGCGGGGCAGTACCGCGCAGCTCCACCATAAACATATGAGAGTAGATGCACCTACTTTCCTGTGCATAGGACAAGGGCCGAAAGCCACAAGTCGTATGTTTATGATGGGGCTGAACTAGGATCGACAGGTGTGAAAGTGAAGTGGAGTTAACCGGGTAACAGCGTAATAGGTTAAACTTTATAATTGCAAATGACAATTATCAGCCAGAAATGGCATTAGCGGCCTAATAGGTACGTAGGGGTTGGCGACTAGCCTGGCAACAGAATAGTCGTTTTTTCTTGTGAGGATAGATATGAAACCAAATACTAAATTTGAATTATCAGTAAGAGATTTAGAAGTTATCGAACAGGCCCTCAATGCTAAAATTAGCAGACGAGCAAACTTTTTATTGAATACACGTGACTCTCACAAGGAAGCAGAACTCTCAGAGTTGAGAGCTTTATTAGGAAAGATACACCAACAAAAGAATTGGTACCGTCCTAACAGCCCTACCTACGTTAGTGGATAGGATTGAGCAAAACACGTTTCAATAGAAGGAAAAAACAAATGAAACTTTTAACTACATCAGTAGCCGCATTTTTAATGGCTACAACAGTATCGGCAGCCGATCTTGATTTCGGCGGCGAAGTAACTGCAAAACGTAACATCGATACAGATGTTAACACTATTGTACTAACACCAGAAGTAACATACACAGGTGTAGAACAACTTGAACTAACACTGTCATCAGACTTATCAGTGTATAACAATACATTTACACTTGACGAAACAGTTGAAGTTCTACCAACACTAAAGTTTTTAGCTGAGTATGATGTAACTGACTCAGTAGAACTTTTTGCATCAACGTCATATGACTTAGAAGCAGAAGACCGTGGCGACTTAACAGTCGGCGCAACATTTTCGTTCTAGATAAATAGAACGTAGGGGGTAACCAATCCCCCACAACACACACACAGAAAAGGAAAATAATATGTTTGAAAACATGACAAAAGAAGCGAGCAATACAATGCTTGCAATGATGAAAGAATACAGTAAAATGATGGAAAAAGGAATTGATCCACAAGGTTTTACTGACGCACTACAAAGTACCTTTAAAGCGCCAGAAGCACCAAAGGTATCATTTAATAAAAATGGTTATGAAATTCGTACAAAGGTGTTAGAAATGGCACAAGGCAATGTATGGAATGATTATCATGCAAAATTTGCAGGTTGGGAACAAACTGTAAAGCGTGATAAAGAAACTGGTGAAATTATTACCGAAGTAAAACTTCCAGAAGTACCTGGTGCAGATGCTGTACTAGAAGCGGCTGAAAAGTTTTATGCATTTGTAAACGGTAGATAATCACGTTTTAGTAGATCATAACTTCTACAAACAATATCATACTGCGCAGGCGTCCACTTGTCATGAACAATCATATGCAAACGATCTTTGCCACTTTGATTCCATACACAATGGCGCCTGCCGACATCTATTAATCTAACATCGCCAGGAACCCAAGGAATAATACCTGCATCTTCCATGGCAAATTCACAACCGTCCGGATTATTAAGAGCAATATTCATAGCACTTAGTTCACGTCTATCCAAGTCCTGATGAGGACGGATAAAACCACCATCCCTTAACATCATAAAACGTATACGTTGGTAACCTTGTGTAGGCCAACAATCTTTAAACCACTCAACTGTACGTGGGCAAATATCTGCGAGTTCTGTCCAATGGAAGTCAACACCTTCAAGTTCTGGATTATTTTTTGGAGGATCAGTAGCCCATACTGCCTGTCCGTGTACTGCCATACTTTCCCATCCTGGATGAGCTGAACCCCGATGTTTTATTAAATGAACTTCAGCGTTCATTGCTTCATCATATACTTCTTTAAACGGAAAATCTATATCTAGCCTTAGGCTAGGTACATTACTTTCTTTTCTAATCCATTTATGATAGTCATGACGTAAATGTCTTTTTTCAGTCCATTCTTCAAAATGAGAAGGACATTCATTTAAGTGTTCATAATGACTGTGTTCTTTACACGAACTAATAAACTCTTCTAAAATTTTGTGTACCATGGTAATATCTCAAATATCTTTCTTTTACTATCGTTAAAAAATACATTAGATGTTAAATCTACATCAGCGTTTTTCCATTGTTTAATAGCATCATTTAGATGCTCCCACAGTATATATTTTTCGTTATAATTTAATAAGTAACTTGTTTTATGATAACAAAAAATATTACTTGTATGTAACAAAACCTTACTTCCAGGATTCATAAAGCCTCTAATTTTTCTAACAAAGCCTTGTGTATTTAAAATGTCAGTTTCAACAAACCGGATATCCCAAGTAGTTTTGCTTTTTTGGAACCATTCTTGAAATCCATTAATCCCATCGATAAAATCACTATACTCACGTAATCGCTGAGTACTTACAATATGTCTTTTAAACAATGGATTTTCTTTCATAAAGTCTTGTAAGAACTTTGCATAATTTTTTCCATCCCAATACAGATATAACTTTTGTTGGAATTGTAAGGCTAACGGACTGATATCATATATCCATAAATTGCCGTCTGGTCTTAATCTATTAGTATATGCATGTAAAAACGGACTAGCACCGCCAGCACTACAAATAACAGTGTCATGAGGTTCAACCTTATTACGGCGGTTGATAGAAATAGTTTCTGTATTTGCCGCATATAATATATTAGAGTCCATTGACTTGTGGATATCTTCCATTTTAAACATATAGTCGGGAACTTCTGGATACATATATTCTTTAGAAGCTCTAATTTGATCCGGCCAAACTCCCAATGCGTCATCTTCTAAAGCTAATTTAATCCAATCAGCACCACGATATTTCATATTGTATTGTTTTGTATTAGTGCCTTTTTTAACCCAAATTGGAGTATAGTCATCATGAAAATTTATATCACTACGTTCTGGTTCTGTAATTGACCAAGTACACCTAACAGTGTCTCCAAAGGCAGGTTTACCCTTTTCTTCCCACCACTTAACATCTATCATAAATGCTTGTGGATGTATTTCATAATACCCGTCTTTTCTATCTAAAATATGTCCTACTACTTTTTCACCATTCCATAATTTTTTAAAATAATGATTAATTGTATACTTTGTGTCATGCATAAAGTTACCGACTTTCAAAACAAAAGCGTATTGGTGTCCGTTTTGTAAAACTTGCTCTAAACAGTCATTTATGTTTTCTCCATAAACCTGATTAAAGTCTTCAATGAATGCTTCTAAAACTTGATGCTCGGTAATGTTTTCCATCATTGGTTTTACTACCTTTGACTTTATATTATGATTTGCCAGCCAAGCAATTGATACGTGTTCTCTGACCCATTCGTCAGTTGACGCAATCCCTAGAAATGAACTCATGGGGAAACTCCTATAGATAAATATTGTATAAGTATATTTAGCCATGAGAACAACAGAGCAAAAACAAGAAATCCTTTCAAGATTAGAGCCAACTAATGTTTATGAAAACGTCATAAACAGTTCTTGGATTAGTCGATTAAAAACAGTATTCAATGACGGTAAAAAAACATACAAGAATACTGGACCAGTAACTATGGACTTTTTTCCAGAAAAGGAAGGTTATACTGAATGGTTTACTGAATTTAATACGTTACTACGACCTTTTATTGGTGACAATGTTGGAGTATTTGCCGCTAATTTTTTTAAGGTACAAAAGCCTCACATATTACACAATGATGATAGTGTAGTGCATGTACCTAGATTACACAAAACTGTAGTAATACCAATAGAGATATCTAAACCAAGTAATTTTGCAGTGTTTGATCAGTGCTATTTGGATGGTCCAGTTAAGATTAGGAGTCGACATAAGCCTGCAAAAAATGTATACTATAATCAAGACTTGTATGATAATAGTAAATTAATTAATTATACAGGAAAAGCATTTGATGAAATATTATATAACAAATATTTTACACATCAAGACTTGGATGCATTTTGGGGACTGAGTGTTGAGCAAATTGTTCCATGGAAACCAGGAAATATAATTACATTTGATACTGCTAGAATTCATAGTGCAGTAAATTTTAATGCTCAAGGCATTGAAGAAAAACTAGGTTTAAGTATTTTTACATATCTAAAATGACATATATTAATAATTGCAAAGAATTTAAAAATGAAATCATAGGTAGATTCGAACCTGCTCGTGTGGTAGCTGGAATGTTTAATGATGATGAAATTAATCAGATATCATTATTGCAGTTTCAGTTAGCAGATAAACTCAAATGGGCACCAAGTAGTAATAATATGCAACCAGTTTGTGATATAAATTTATTATTTGAAAAAGCCCCTTTTTTAAAATCTAAATTTGAACAAGAGATAGGTAGTTTCAGTGACAAGCATTCTGGAAATTATTATATTACCACACAGTTACATGATGCGCATGTAGACTTATTAAGTGAGAGAGAGTGTGCAGAACAATGGACAAAAAATGTTATTCCATATAAGAGTGCAATCATACCTTTAATGATTACTAATTGGAGTGATGCACACACTTCGTTTTTTGATCAACGGCATATTGGGTATAGTGTTACCTTTGATCGTATGCATGTAAGTGAACAAGGAAATAGTGATTATGTAGTAGCACGTGAATATCCTGAGTGCGTAGATATATCCGGCAATGTGCTAAATATGGAAACAGACTATGTAAGGCAAAAAGAGTTTTTGTTTCCTCAGATACCAGTTGGTAATATGCGAGGCTTTAGTATTGAAAATACCCTACATTACAACCCAGGTGACGTTATGATATTTGATGCATGTCAGGTACATGCGAGTTGCGTTCGTAGAAGCAAGCCAAACTATCGTTGGCTTAAGAGTGGTATAAACATACAATTTTACAAGGAAATACAATGAACACCGAGACAGTTTTAGAAATCAAGCATTTTACAGAAGATTTATTTTGGTTTAAGACAACCAAATCAGAAGCATGGAAAAATAAAAACTTCCAACCAGGAGAGTTTACTATGATTGGCATGGAGCCAACATTAACTAGGGCATACAGTATCGCTAATTCACCAGAAGACGAACACCTGGAATTTTTCAGCATAAAAGTACAAGACGGTCCGCTAACCAGTAAGCTACAACATATTAAGCCTGGTGATGAGATTATAGTAAGTGAAAAAGCAATTGGAACATTGCTATTGCGTAATATTGATCCTGAACCATGTATTGCAGGAAAAGGAAGACTTTGGATGATTAGTACTGGTACTGGTCTCGCTCCATTTCTAAGTTTAGCAAGACATCCAGAAGTTTACGATTATTATGAACAGGTTGTAGTTACACATACTTGCCGTTTCAATAATGAGCTTGTGTTTAAAGACGAGCTAGAAGAACATGGAGCAATAGTATATCAAAGTGTTACACGTGAAGAACCAAATGAAGGTGTATTTGCTGGAAGAATTACTGATAATATTAGAAGCGGAAAACTATTTAACGACTTAGGTTTAGGTTACATTAGATTTAACAAGAAATTTGATCGTATTATGATTTGCGGTGGACCAAGTTTTAATAATGAAATTAGAGAGATGTTAGAAGAAGATGGATGGATGCATGGAACAATGCGAAGTCCAGGAGATTTTGTTCAAGAACGAGCATTTGTAGAGACTATTGTGTAATGTATGAACAGGTAGAGAAGATAGAATTTGAAATATCCACCGCCTGTAACGCATGGTGTCCGGGCTGTTCTAGATATGATGCAACCGACAAAGGACTAATGTTAAGTCCTTGGGTAAACTTTAATCAAGAAATTGATCTCAAGGTAATTGAGAATATTTTATCTGAACAAATTTTAGCAGAAGAATCTGAACTACAGTTTTGTGGAACCGCAGGTGATCCACTAGCTCATACTAAGTTTTTAGAAATAGTTGAGTTAATAAAAGAACGAGCCCCAGAAAAAGCATCTTTAGATATAAGCACAAATGGCGGGCTAAAGCATCCTGACTACTACACAAAGGTTGCAAAAAAGACTACTAGTACAGATTTATTTAAATTTAATGTAGACGGGTTGTCTGATACTAATCATATCTATAGGCGTAAAGTTTCATGGGAAAAGATTGTAGCAAACGCAAGAGCATTTAACGAAGCAAAGAATTGTTCAAGTCAGTGGCAGTTCATTATATTTCCATGGAATGAACATCAGGTAGATGAAGCAGAAGAATTGGCGTACGATTTGGGTTTTGATAGTTTTGTAAAACGCCAAGGTAGAGCAAGTGAGAAAGTTTTAATGAATCAAATAGCGGCAGCAGATCGCGGATTGATTAATGAAGTTTGTGACAAAGCGCCTGTTACTGAATCAGAAGCCGCCCCAAGACCAAAAAACGGATTTAAAGATGTATGTTTTGATTTAAACGCAATCTTTGTTACTGAGTCTGGTATAGTTCATCCATGTTGTGGTTGGGCGACTGCATCAAGCGGCGAAGGTATTATTGCTGATCAAATAAGTGACTTCTACGGAAGTACAGATTGGAATGATCTAAACAAACATTCACTAAAGAGCATAATGCAAAATGATTTTTGGCAACGGTTATGGGATAGTTTATATGCTGATGGACAATCATGTGTTGAATGCAATTGGAGATGTGGAATAAACGATAGCAAACCACATTGGGATAATATACTATAAATATTTAAGCGGCGGATTAAAACCTTGGCCCATAGGTTTAATACCTGAGAGGATAACGCTATCGGAAACTTTAATCCGTCGCTATTAACCATGGAGCATAAAATGAGTTTAATAGGCCATAATAGTAAGGACCAAAAACAACCAAAATTAATTATTGATATTTCAGACATTTATGATCAAAGAGCCCGTAAAAAGAAAGAACTTGATTTTTACACAAAAGAACTTGATAAGCTAATGACAAAGTTAGGAATGTTACAACATGAAATTGGTGTAACTGAAACTGTTATTCGATTAATTGAAAATGAACAGATTTTAGATTTGCAAGAAGCAATACGAGAGAAAAGAAAAGCACAAGAAGAATGAGCGATCCAAGATTAGATGAAGATGGTGTTTGGAAGATGTCCAAGCCAGTTAAGATTTATGTATTTAAAAATGAAGATTCAGTTAAACTAAGTTTTAGAGTAACTGACTACTCAAACTTTACTCGTTGGATGACTATTGATCAGTTTAAACATATTGCTGAAAATTGGGATAAAGATGAGGGAGTACAAGGACTAGAAACAAAAAATGGCAAATATTTTTGGTATTATAGTGGATGTGGTCCCCGTCCTGAAAGAGTACCAGCCAGTTTTGTAGTATGCAATGTAAACGGTTGGAGTTTACGTTGGAGTAAAAAGGACCAAGAAAACCTAGTAGAAGAGTTTTATTATCAATTAAATAACAAAAATCACTGGGATTAAATAAATACATGTATGGAAAAGCTGTACTGTAAACTAGAAAATAGCATACCGCTATTATTAGCGGCTAGTGTTCTGTCAATGCTACTGTTTATAATTGTTATGACGTTTGCATATGTAAAGTTAACAATATCAACGCCACTGGATAATTTTAATGGTAAACTGACTGATGTCGAACTATCACAAACACATGTAACTACTGCTATAGGAACATATGATAGAGCAGTAACATGCAATATTATAGATTTTAAATTGTTTATGCATCACAGAGAAAGTGGAGACATTATGGTAATGACAAAGTCACACTTAACAAAAGTACCAGTCCAAAATATGCATCCAGGAAAAAGTATTCCATTACATTTTGAAATCAAATTACCAAGTAAAATTCAACGAGGTTCATATGTACCAACATTCTTAGGCACATATGTTTGCAAACATGGCGTATTTACACAAGTAAAACAGCAAACTATAATTTCTCCAATTATGTATATTAGGTAAAAAAATTACAACCTATTGAAAACAAAGCGAACTTTTGTTCGCTTTTTTGTTGACAACCAAGGCGTCTTACTATATATTAGTGGTATAAGTTAAAAAACAGGAGTTAGCAAATGGCATATATGAATCAACAGCGTAAAAAAGAACTTACACCAGGTATCAAAGCAGTACTTAAAAAGTACGGATACAAAGGTTCAATAGCTGTACACAATCATAGCACACTTGTTGTTAACATTAAAGAAGGTACTGCTGATTTTATTGGCATGGCAAATGCTCGCAATAAAGAGATTGCAGAGCGCAGAAATCAAAAATACTATCCATGTGATGGATATGTTCAAGTTAATCAGTTTTATCCAGAGTTTTATGGTGAAGCAGAAACGTTCATTGAAGAACTTGTGCAAGCTATGAAAGGTACAATGTGGTACGATAATTCAGATGCAATGATTGACTATTTTGAAACTGCATATTATATTGATATCAATGTAGGTCAGTGGAATAAGCCATACGTATGTACATCAACAATGGCGGAGGCAGCCTAATGCCTAAACAAAATGCTACTCCATTCCGTGCCTGGTTAAATCTCATATGGCAAGAGCACCGTACTGAGATTTATGATTGGGAGGGCAAGGTAGTAGAATATGACCTAAGTGAATGGATAAAGCGTAATAAATGGTTTCTAAAAAGCCTATGGAAAAAACAACAATGATTTTAGATAACGCCGCCGCCAAAATATTTGAAGACAACATTAACATGATGGTGCCTTGGTATCTAATGGCGGCGTATGCATACTACAAACAAGATGATCCAATATTTTCAGATAGTTTCTTTGACGAAATGGGTAAAACTATGTTAGAATGTTGGGACAAGATAGAACACCGGCACAAGGAATTAATCACCGTAGATGATCTTAAAGCTGGCACATATTTAGGTAAGTATCCTGGAATTATAGAAGGATCTTTAAAGAGTGCTAGAAAAGTCTATTCTTAATAAGTACTAGTAACAGAAGGAAACAATATGTTTACTATAACCTTTTACGTAACTATGGGAGCATTTATTGCTCTCTGTGCTTGGTTTAGTTGGCGAAGTGGCCATAAAGCTGGACTAACTGACGGCATGGATATAACTTTACAACTATTACAAGATCAAGGATTTATTGAAGTAGTTGATAGAGCAGACGGAGATCAAGAAATCTTACCTCCTAAACGATATGCACAATATGACAAAAACATTTAATTTATTAGAACTTCAGGATATGCAAAAAACTGGTGAGTGGCCATTGGCTCACAGTCAGCTTCTTGCAGACAAATATAAGGACAGGTATCAAGTTATTGACAGCTTGTTTAAAAAGTTAAGTCCTGAACTGTTTTTTAAAATAAGTAGCTTTGACGGAGAAGATGAGCCAGTTATTGAAGATTGGGCTGATCCAAATATTCCTGATAAAAGCTATGCACTAAAACACCAAGGTCCTCTTATTGGATATGACATTGATACGATGACTGGTCCAATTGATTGGTATAACGAAGAAGCTGGACAAGGTGATAGAGTAGAAAGAAGAAAACTTTATATTTACGATTGGACTGGTGAAAAGTTATCAGAAGATTTTCCAGAGTTAGAATACTTTGTTGAAATGCATGCTGACTTTAAACCTGTACTTGAGCATTATGCGAAATTATGCTATAAAGATCAAGAACCAGATTGGGAAAAAGTACTTTACAAATTGATGATTATTCAGTATAATGTACCCGTAGCCGATGATAGTAACCGTGTAGAACATCGTAAACACAATACTGAAAGATTTGGCGCAGAACATTGTGATGAGACATTGGGAGGTTTACACTTAGGTGAAAACTTTGTAGAGTTTCATGCTAAAAATACAGCATCTGGAGAATGGCAGACTTTTGATAATTTAACAGATAATGGTACTTTATGGATGTTTGGTGAATATGCCGAACGTAGTGGATGGATACCGACATACCATGGTATGACACATAATCCAGATCCGTCACACGATGTTAGGTACTCGATAATTTTTGATCTACAAGCTCGATACAAAGGAGAAGAGTAATGTATAAAGTAGTATATCAACCACGTGTTGAAGATGAAGTAACTGTTGCACGTTTTGCAACAGAATCTGAAGCACAGGATTGGATGGAAACGATTAAAGTGGAACGCCCTAAGGCTTATCCACATCATAAGATTGAAAAGGAATAATTATGAGTTTTATTATATGGCATTCATTAGCACTATTAGGTGCTATGGCAACAGCGTTTGTTGCTGGATATATAACAGGAAAGACCAAACAAAATGGGCTGGACAGAAATAATAATTTATAATATTGTATTTTGGAGTGCTTTGGGACTTTTTGGAAAGTTCATTGAGCTAACATTCAAATATGCAATAGAACATAACGGAGAATAATATGGCACTAGTACCTATGGTAGTAGAACAAACTGGACGTGGAGAACGTTCATACGACATTTATAGTCGTCTTTTAAAAGATCGTATCGTAATGCTTACTGGTGAAGTGAATGATCTTACAGCAAACTTAGTAGTAGCACAAATGCTATTTTTAGAATCACAGAATGCTGAAGAACCAATTAATTTTTATATCAATAGTCCAGGTGGTGGAGTAACAGCAGGTTTATCAATTTATGATACCATGCAATTTATTAATGCACCAGTTAGTACTATTGTTATTGGACAAGCATGTAGTATGGGTAGCTTTCTTGCAATGGCAGGAGAACCAGGGCAACGTTTAGTATTGCCTAATTCACGCACAATGATTCATCGTGTTAGCAGTGGTACACGTGGAACAAGTGGTAGTGTACATGTACAAGAGCTAGAAATGGAAGATGCAATCCGTAGCTTTGAGGAAAGCAAAAAACTTAACCGTCAATTAACAGAAGCCTATGTAAAACATAATACAGCAGGCAAAACTTATGACGAAATGTATGAAACAATGAAATTCGATACATTTCTTTCAGCACAAGATGCTGTTGACTTTGGATTAGCAGACAAGGTCGTAAACAAGAAAACATAAATACATGTATGAAGATACATGAGGTAACAACACTTGATGAGGGTCCTAACGATCCTCATATTTTTAAAGCAGTTTTTATGGCAGGTGGCCCGGGTAGTGGAAAGTCTTATGCGGCTGGAAAGTTACTGGGTGGCACCGGCTTAAAATCTGTCAATAGTGATGAAATTTATGAATACTTGGCACGAAAGCACGATATGGATCTTGGAGATCCAGATGTCGTAGGTAGCGAGCAAGGCCAAGAAATTCGTAATAAGGCTAAAAAATTAACAAAAGCAAAACAAGGGCATTTCTTAGATGGGCGTCTAGGAGTAATACTTGACGGCACCGGTAAAGATGTCGCTAAAGTAGCAAAAGACAAAAAAGCATTAGAGCAACTAGGTTATGAGTGTATGATGATTATGGTAAACACTAATCTAGATGTAACACTACAGCGTAATGCTCAACGTGCAAGAACTGTACCAGCAGACATGTTAACAAAAATGTGGAATACAGTACAGTCAAACATAGGTAAATTTCAAAGGTTGTTTGGATCAGCAAACTTTCATATTATTGATAATACATATGGGTTAGATCACGAGGATGTTAAAGATGATGCGTTGGAAGTACAACGTGCAATAGATAACTTTTTAAGAACACCTCCAAAGATGCCAGCGGCTAAGAAATGGCTACAAGATAATAAGAAATGATAATCAACATAGATATTGTGTATTTGTACCATATAAATACACTACTACATTCTTTATGAATGATTAAAAGAAAGAGCAGGCGCATGTATACATACAAAGCAAAACTTATCAGAGTTATTGATGGAGATACAATTGATGCAGAGATCGATCTTGGCTTCGGGGTTTTCATGCGCCAGCGAGTTCGTTTGTACGGCATTAATACCCCCGAAAGCAGAACACGTGATTTAGAAGAAAAAGAACGTGGACTAGCGGCTAAAGCAAGATTAACAGAATTAATTGCTAAAGAATTTATTATTGAGACATTACTGAATAAACGAGGAAAATTTGGTAGAATTTTAGGTGTAATTCATTCTACATTGCCTGATTCAGATGAAACGTTTAATGTTAATGAACGTTTAGTTGAAGAAGGTCATGCTAAGGTTTACATGTTAAAGTAAAGGACTATTATGAGATTTTTTGGTTATTGGACAGTTTTAGTAGCACTATCTATCAGTGCAGTGGCGGCGTACTACAGTATTGTAGGACTTGTGGCAATTTTTGCGGCTGCCGCTATTCCAATTATAATCATGGGCAGTGTACTTGAAGTAGGCAAACTAACAAGTGCAGTATGGTTACACCTTTATTGGAAAAAAGCACCTTTCCTTATCAAATCATATCTAACTATTGCGGTACTACTATTGATGTTTATCACTTCAATGGGCATCTTTGGATTTTTATCTAAAGCACATATTGAACAAAATGCTGTTGCCATAGAAGGAAAAGCACAACTAGAAAGAATTGCTTCTGATATTATAAGAGGTGAGGATATTATTGCACGTGCTGAAACAAAGATACAAAAATTAGATACACAAGATGAAAGTTTAGATTCTGGTCTGCAAGATAAAATTGCAACAGAAGAAGCACGTATCGAAACAGTGTATACAAGACTAAACGAAGCGTTAACTAGCCTTGAACAAACATTAAATGATAGTGTTGCTCCTTATCAAACACAAATAGAGCAAAGTGAAGTTGAGATAACACAGATAGCCGAATATGTTCGTGACGATAAAATTAAAGCACTACAGGGTTTAATTGGTGCTAAACAGGACGGACAATATGGTCCTAAGACAGCCGCAAAAGTTGAAGAGTATCGTTTAAGATTAATAGAAACAAGAGACTCAGCATTACAAATTGTAACTACTTTAAGGAATGAGGCACGTACAGAAAGACAGCGTTTAAGAACAAATGCTGAAACGACAGTTGACCAAAGTAATCAACTTATAAACAGATTGCGTGAACAAATTGGCACAGCAACTAATGACGATGTAGAAGTGGAAATTCAAGAACAGAGAGATTTAATCAAGGCTACTGAAGCTGAATTAGATATTATATTTGAAAAGAAATATGAACTAGAAGCAGAAGCTAGACAATTAGAAGCAGAAGTTGGTCCTGTAAAATATATTGCAGAATTAATTTATGGAAACAATGCAGATAAAAATGCTTTAGAAGAAGCAGTGCGTTGGGTAATTATTGTACTTGTTATTGTTTTTGATCCACTTGCGGTTGTGCTTGTTATTAGTGGTATTACTATTATTGAACATGCAAGAAGACCGGTACACAGGGAGAGTGGTCATGAAAGAACTGATAAATCTACAGACAGCAATATACAAGATGGTGATGTGGAACATAATGAACGAGATAGAGAAGCCGATGATGAGAAAGATTTATCGAGACGGAGCGTTGTGGAATCTACAAAAGAACAAATTCCTGACAGTAACCAAACCCGAGAGCAAACTGATACCATGCAGGACGCCGGAGGAAGTTCTGAAGGGCCAGCAGAGTTAGAAAATGTACCTATGGTTTACGAAGATGAGACAGGAAAATACACTGTTGACACTTCGGGAAAAAGAAACTATATTGTAAATGAAGAACAAGAAAAGTTGAATGTTACAGCAACAACAAGTAAAAAAACACAACAAGAAACAAAAATTAAAATTGAAGAAGTAGTCAGTAAAATGAAAGCAGAAGGATTATGGCCTAATAGTCCAGTACCTACTGAACGTGTTGCGATTAGAGAAGTACTAAATGCAGACAAAACTGGCGAGTTAGAAGACCTTCTTGAAAAGGCTGATCCAGATACTAGACGAGAAGTTTACAATACAATTATTAACGAGTATTCACAGAGAAAACCATGAAAAGAGATAATAGTAGTTACACAGTAACTAGCCCCGACTTAATGCTAACTGAAAGTGGCATGAGTGTATTAATATCCTGCAATAATCAAGATGTAGTTGATGAAATTAAATTACTAATTGAACAATTCATAAATGCTACTAGCATTGTTTTTTACGTACAAAATAAACCAACAACTGATGCCAGCCTTGCTTGGTTATATCATGCAACAATGTCATCAGATTTATGTATTATTGATGTTGATAATTGTGCATGGATTGATATTTTAACAACTGCTCTTAATGCTAAAGGATTAGTTATATACTACAGTCCTAAAAACAAAAAAAGAGATGCTTTAAAAGTACTTCATGCATCTGCTAAATACCCAATAATACACTCTAGGGAAGATCTTAAAGAGTACATAACAGCGGAATTCAATGCCGATAGAAATTATTAGTTCCCCAACATGTAACTTTTGTGGTAAATCAAAATCACAGGTTAACAAACTTTTAACTGGCGAAACCAGTGACATACACATCTGTGATGAATGTGTAAAACTTAGTTATGGTGTTCTGAAAGATCAAGAGCGCATTTCGTCAAAGAAAATTAAATTTGATGAAGTAACACCCAAGTGGTTACATCATAAATTAAATGAATATGTAATTGGTCAGGAGCATGTTAAAAAAAGCATCAGCGTAGCAGTTTATAATCATTACAAAAGGCTCACTAATAAGAGCAGTACAAAAATTTCCAAAAGTAATGTTTTGCTTTTAGGCCCAACAGGTGTAGGAAAAACATTAATTGCTCAAACATTAGCAAATACTTTAAAAGTTCCTTTTGTTATTACTGATGCAACAACAATGACAGAAAGCGGATATGCTGGAGATGATGTAGAAGTATTAATACACAAATTATTCCAGAATAGTGACTATGATATTGATGCGACTGAAATGGGTATCATATATGTAGATGAAATTGATAAAAAAGCAAAGCGTAATGATTTAGTAAGTTTGAGTAGAGATGTAAGTGGTGAAGGTGTTCAGCAAAGTTTACTTAAACTAATGGAAGGTACAGTAGTTACAGTACCCAACAAGCCACAAGCCAATCCAGAGAGAGTGGATATTGATACTAAAAATATATTGTTTATAGTAGGTGGTGCTTTTGTTGGATTGGAAAATGTAGTAACACAGCGTATGGGTAAAACCAAGATAGGATTTCAGTCCGGTATGTTGGATAAACATGCTTGGGAAGATCAACTAGAAACAACTGATTTAGTTCAGTACGGATTAATACCAGAATTTTTAGGGAGACTTCCTAGTGTAAATATTTTACGAGAACTAACACAAGAAGATTTAGTGAGAGTTTTAACTGAGCCCAAGGACTGTCTAGTAGAACAAATTAAAGTTCTATTTTCACTTGACAATATTGAATTAGAGTTTACAATAGAAAGTATAAATAGAATTGCAGACATTGCAATAACACAGAATTTAGGAGCTCGCGGCCTTAGAAAAATATTAGATGATTGTTTAATGGAAACACAATATGATCTTCCTGATCTAAAAAAACGAGGATATAAAAAGGCAACAATTACGCCTGAGGTTATAGATAAAATGAGAAAACCACACATGCAAAAAGGCAGTAGTGTTGAATAAATTTAATAATAAGAAGACGGAAAATCGAGTAGTAGCAAATAGGTCTATTAGATTCGAAAAACTACGAGTACATTTACCGGATGGTGGCTCTGAAATAATGAGTAAAAACCAAGCACTAAGTGTAGCGGAAAAACTTAATCTTGATTTGATTCTTATTGCTGAAAAGGCTGAACCGCCTGTTTGTAAAATTGTAGAATTAAATAAATTCTTATATGAGAAGAAACAGAGTGAAAAAGCGGCAAAAAAACGTCAAAGAGAAAATGCAGTAGAATTGAAAGAGATTCGTTTGGGCATTAATATTGAGACACATGACTTAGAGACTAAGGCAAAACATGCAGAAAAGTTTCTGGCCAAAGGTAATGTAGTAACGTTAACCGTCATATTAAGAGGGCGTGAACGAGCTAAACATGATCTTGCAGTAGCAATTTTAAATAAATTTGCAGATATGGTAGATGCAAAGTTAGAGAAGATAAACAGGTCCGGAAATCGAGTAAGTTCAAGGATTATACAAAAATGAGTAACCATAATAAAGAAAAAGGCAGAGGCACTTGGATTGAAGTTAGAAATAACAATGTTGACCAGGCTATGCGTAAGTTAAAGAAAAAATTAAATAACGAAGGGGTATTTCAAGAGTTAAGAGATAGAAAGCATTTTATCAGTAACACTGAAAAACGTCTGAAGGCAGAGGCAGCAGGTAGAGCCCGCCTTAAAAAGAAACAAGCCAAAGATAATTGGTAGAAAGTTTTTATGCATAAATGTGCATAAATAAAAATGGATGCCATTAGGGTCCATAAATTAGATCTTGCTTAAAAGGAGATATAAAATGAAACGACTAACTACACTTGATCTGAATAAATTAACGCCTCACGTAGTAGGCTTTGATCGTCTATTTGACGAAATGGATAGAATGTTTGCTAATTCTAACCAAACAAATGGAGGATATCCTCCATACAACATTCGAAAGAATGATAACCTTTTCCAAATTGAGATTGCACTAGCTGGTGTTACCAGAGAGGACATTACAATTACTACAGAAAACGGTGAACTAATTATTTCATACAACCCAGAAGATATTGAGTCTGAAACGACTGAATGGATTCACAAGGGTATTGCACAACGTAAGTTTACAAGAGTATGGAAATTAGCTGACGATGTGGTTGTAAAAGGAGCAACAATGGAAAACGGAATGCTTTATATTGAACTAGAGCGTATTATTCCAGAAGAGAAAAAATCACGTCAGATTGACATTAAATAAATATCAGTATAGTGTGGTGGGAATAATCTCACCACACACTTAACAAAGAGAGTAACATGACACAAGTAGCAGTAAAAGAATCCACAGGCGTAACAAAGTTAAAAACACCAAACAAATATAATGTAGTGATGCTTAACGATGAAGTAACACCAATGGATTTTGTAATACAGGTTTTAATTGTAATTTTTAAACACACTTCAGAACAGGCAAAAGAAATTATGCTAGAAGTGCATGAAAAAGGACGATGTGTTGTTGGCTCATATAGCTACGAAGTAGCAGAACAAAAATGCACAGAAACTATCACAGAAGCCGCCCGTGCCGGATATCCATTAGATGTAGTGATAGAAGAATCAGACTAACATAAAAATGAAAATAGCAATCACGCAACGTGTGATTGACTTTCGCAATGGTCCATATGATGCTCTTGATCATGGTTATTACCAGATGTTTCAAGACCATCAACTACTGCCAATACCAAACAGCATAGAACACTTTGATGCTAATATTATATCTGAAGCAGATGTAATTGTTTTTAGTGGAGGTAACAGCATGTTTGAAGATAGCTGGCAATATAATGAAGAACGATTGCGAGTCGAAAAACACACATTAGACTTAGCCAAAGTATTAGATAAAAATATACTAGGAATCAGTAGAGGCTGTCAGTTTCTAACAGTAAGCCTTGGCGGCTCATTACTAGAAAGTTCTAGACATAATGGCGATCATAGTGTATACTATAAAGGAAATCGTGTTAATGTATGTAGCCGGCACCAGGAGGTATTAGATACAATTCCAAATGGATGTACAGTACTAGCTTCTGATGAACAAGGAAATTGTGAAAGCTGGAAACTACACAATATGGTTACTGTATTATGGCACCCAGAAAGAATGAAAAATCATTGGATGCCAGAAGAAGCATGGGATTTATTTAGATGAGCGGACAAAGACGCTTTTTAAAAATGTGGGCAAGGACAGTTGGAATGCCAATTGGGGTTACTGATGATGATAAGCCAGAGTTCTTGCCCATTAGACAAAAAGATGTAAGACGAGCATTAGCGTTTAGAACGTTTTGGATTGTATTACACATATTAACCTGTTGCGCTATTATAGCAGGCAACGGCAGAACATTAGGATTATGGTAATGAAAGTAGGCTTTACAGCATCAGCATTTGACTTATTACATGCAGGACACATTCAGATGTTACGTGAGGCAAAAACTCAATGTGATTATTTAATTTGTGCTTTGCAAATGGATCCTAGTTTAGATCGACCCAAGGAAAAAAATCCCCCTATACAAACAATTGTAGAGCGTTATACACAGCTCAAGGCAGTACGTTATGTAGATGAAATTATTCCTTATAATACTGAAGAAGATTTAATTGATATCTTGACAATGTATGATATTGATGTTAGGATACTTGGTGAAGAATATAAAAGCAAAGACTTTACTGGTAAAAATGAATGTCGCAAGTTGGGAATAGATTTTTATTTTAACAAACGTAATCACAGATTTAGTAGTACTGGACTTAGACAGAGGATTAAAAATTTATGACAACTCATGCAATGATTGATTTAGAAACACTTGGAGCAAAAAACGATACAGTAGTATTGACATTTGGCGGTGTTAAATTTGATCCAAACTCAATTAGTGAAACCTATCAACATTTTTACTATCGCTTAGAAGTAGATGAACAATTAGATCGTGGTAGAACTACAGATGAGAGTACACTGGAATGGTGGGGCAACCAAGATCCCAAAGTAATGGAAGAAGCTATGGGAGATGGAAATCGTACACCTGTTGATGAAATGTTAGTAGCATTAACTAAATGGTGTGTAGGAGTAGATGCTATATGGGCTCAAGGAAGTACATTTGATATTCCTATTATGGAAAACTTATTTCAGCAGTATGAACGTCATGTTCCTTGGCCATTCTGGAAAATACGTGATGCCCGAACACTAATGCAGATTATGCCTATTGATCCGAGGAAAGCTATGAATTTTGAAGCACACAATGCACTAGAAGATTGTAAAGTGCAAGCATTGTGTGTTCAACAAGTATTACAACAATTGGAGTTAACAGTAAAATGAGAATTGAACAAGATAATAAATTAGATTATAGTGATGTTCTAATTCGTCCTAAACGCAGTACATTGACTTCTCGAAAGCAAGTTCGTGTCGAGCGCAAGTTTACTTTTCGTAATTATAAGCCTTATGTAGCAACTGATGTATTGCCACAAGGATATCCTGCAGGTCCTTATAAAGACCCACATTATAATGGTATTCCTATTATGGCGTCCAACATGGATGGCGTTGGTACATTTAAGATGGCTGATAAATTAGCCGAACAAAATATTTTTACTTGTCTTGTAAAGACATACAGTGGAGAAGAACTTGTAGAATACTTTAATGGTGATATGCCAGAGCGTACAGAAAATGTTGCAATGAGTATTGGTACAAGCGATCATGACTTTTTAAAGTTGGTTGATGTTCAGGCACAAGTAGGTTACAAACTAAAATATGTATGTATGGATATTGCAAATGGTTACAGTGACCACTTTGCGGCAAGAGTACGTAAGGTACGTGACCAGTTTCCAAGACTGGTAATTATAGCAGGTAATGTTGTAACAGGAGAGATGACAGAGGAGTTAATTTTAAGTGGAGCAGATATTGTTAAAGTGGGCATTGGTCCCGGGTCTGTTTGCACTACTAGGATACAAACTGGTGTTGGATATCCGCAGTTATCTGCGGTTATCGAGTGTGCAGATGCCGCCCATGGACTTGGGGGTCACATTATTGCTGACGGTGGGTGTACTTGCCCTGGAGATGTCGCTAAAGCCTTTGCTGCCGGAGCAGATTTTGTTATGCTTGGTGGTATGCTTGCTGGGCACGATGAAGGCGGTGGTGAAGTAATTACAAAGCATTATGCTACAGGCGAAGCAACACTTTTAGATAATGGTAACTTTATGCCACACTACGAACAAAAACAGTTTGTACAGTTCTACGGTATGAGTTCAGATGCCGCAAATAAAAAACACTTTGGCGGTCTTAAAGATTATCGTAGTAGTGAAGGACGTGAAGTTCTTGTCCCATATCGTGGTGCAGTAGAAAACACAATTCAGAATATTTTAGGTGGTATTAGAAGTACTTGTACGTATGCTGGCGCTTTAAAACTTAAACAACTAAGTAAGTGTACGACATTTGTACGTGTTAATAATCAATTTAATGCGGTTTATGCAAGTTCAACAACTAAACTATAAAGGAGACACAATGATTTTAGAAATTAAAACATGCGGGTGCGGAAGAAGCCCAACAGGACGTTGCCAAGGCTGGCATAGTCTTGATAAAGATGAATATCTAGAAAAGCTAGATGCATGGGTTAAAACAATGGCCCATTTCCAACGTAAACAAATTGAAGAGCTTGAAGATGAGTGAACAAACTAATTATTGTACAACCAAAGGTCTAGGTTGGGCCGTTTTAATTATTGTTATCGGAATGGTAGGTTTGCCTATCCTTGGATCAGCGATTGCTTATCCAGATAACTGTAAACAATCTATTCTTATTCCGTGTTTAGGATTAGAGAAATGAGTAAATCATGAAAATTGAAGAAAGCACAAAAACCTGGATCAAAGAGCGTTTGCCGGATAGCGAATTCATAGTTGAGTTTACAAAGAAAGACGGATCTAAGCGCAAAATGCGTTGCACACTGGATAGTAACTATATTCCAAAAGCAGAAAAAACAGATCCCTTGTCACAGAAAAAAGTTCGTGCAATTAATGAAGAAGTACAAGTAGTATTTGATTTAGATAAAAATCAATGGCGCAGTTTTCGTTGGGACAGTGTTGAGGATGCCGTTAGGTTTCCACTAGGCAACGGCGATTATGAAGCATATGATTAATGATTAGGTGGTACGATTATCCAATGGCTTTTTTAGCCGCTGACTTTATTTGGGCTAATATTCAAATAGCCCTTTTTAGTGGCGTTTGGTATATGGGTTTTGTAGGAAGTTTTGGTGCATATATTATCTATACAACATGGACTGATTTTTATATACCATTTCGAGTAAATCAGGAAAACAAAAGATGAGAATTATAGCAGGACCATGTCAGCACGAAGGATTAGCACAGAGTGCAGAGATTGCCAAAGAGTGCAAACGTGTGTGCGACAAATATGGGATTGACTATTACTTTAAAGCAAGTTTTGACAAGGCAAATAGAACGCACATTGATAGCCAACGTGGTGTTGGTATGGAAGCAACACTTAGAGACTTTCGTACATTAAAAGAAGAATATAATATTAAAACCTTAACTGATGTACATGACTATGTACAAGTAAATCGTATTGCACGTGAGTTTAATGATGCGGTTGACGTATTACAGATTCCAGCCTTTTTATGTAGACAAACTGACTTGATACAAGCAGTATGTAAAACAGATAAAATAATAAATATTAAAAAGGGACAATTTCTTGCACCATGGGACGTTGAAGGAATTCTAAGTAAAACTGTTGGTGCCCGAGAAGTTTGGATAACAGAGAGAGGTACAAGTTTTGGATATAACACCCTTGTTGTTGATTACAGTGGTATTGAGTACATGCTTAATAATTTTTCTGCCTCTATTGTTATGGATTGTACACACGCTGCCCAAAAACCCGGAGGACAAGGGAATAGCAGTGGGGGGAATCGTGATCTTGTGCCTGGCATTAGTCGTAGTGTCTCTGCTTTGGGCGTCTCAAACTTCTTCATTGAAACGCACCCAATGCCTGATAACGCACCATCCGATGGTCCAAATATGCTTCAAATAGACAAGTTTGAAGAAGTAGTAAGAGACATCATAGCATTTCATTATTCAAGAGACTCAAATGAGTAATACAGCTATTGTTATTCCAGCTAGGTATGATAGCACACGTTTTCCAGGTAAGCCTCTATGTATGCTAGATGGCAAGACTATGATTGAGAGAGTTTATGAGAGATGTAAAGAATCAGGACTTGACACCTACGTACTTACAGACAATATGCAGATCGGTGGGATATTTGGTTGGGATGTTTGTTGGATCGATCAAACTAAGCGTTATGAGAACGGAACCGAAAGATGTGCTGGTGCTATTGATGGCGAGTTACTTTCTAAGTACGATACTTTTATAAACGTACAAGGCGACATGCCTGATGTTACAGTTGAAATGATTGAAAAGACTGAATGGCATTTAAAACATTATCCTGTAACTACACTATGGACAGATTTAAATCCAAGCGAAAGACATATCAAAGAGAACGTTAAAGTAATAACAGCCGGCGACAAAGCATTATGGTTTGGTAGAGGATTTTCTTATGGTGAACATCATCTGGGAATATATGGATACAGACGTAATGCATTAGAGATGTACACAGGATTGCCTACAACTAGGGAAGAACGTAATGAAGGACTTGAACAACTACGATGGTTAAAGGCGGGTTGGGATATAGGTATTTTACATACTGAGTTTAATGGTATTGAGATCAATACACCACAAGATGCGGAGAAATGGAATGATAGCAGGTAAAGTGTGGGGACAAACAGAACTATTAGAGGCTAATAATAGTTTAGAGTTCCATAGAATTGAGATGAATGAAGGCGGTGTTTGTTCTAAGCACATGCACCAATATAAATGGAATGGCTTCTATGTTGAAGAAGGCATTATGAAAGTAAGAGTATGGCAAAATGATTATGATCTAGTTGACGAAACTATCATTGGTCCAGGACAATATCATAAAGTTCCACCTGGTGTCTATCATCAGTTCGAATGTGTACAAGCAGGTATTGCCTTTGAACTATACTGGTCAGAATTTAATCATAATGATATTGTAAGGGAGACTGTAGGATATCTACAAGAGTAACAAGTGCGTTATTTTAACGCAGCTTAGAATATTATAAATCTATTAACAAGGGCAATATTTTTATTGCCCTTTAGTCTTTTAATTTATAACTTATGCAAGACATGCATATCGTAATTGCAAAAATATGTAAGCATCACTGCTATATCTTGGATAAATATTATTGACAAAAAAACTACTTAGTAGTATTGTTATGTTGAAAGCGACCTCAGCTTAGAAAAAATGAGTGGCACTCGGGAAAGACCAGCGGATAACTCATCCGTCAAAAGAGCGGCGCCGTGGATAGACACGGGGTATTGCTTTCCTCAAGCATCCGAACTAAACATGGAGAAATAAAATGACACTAAACTTATTTGGTGCCTTTGCAAGTCTTTTTGGCGGTCGTAAGATGCCAGCTGGTCGTAGAAACGATTTACTTACATGGGCAAAAACAGAATACGCAAATGATTGGGAGTTCGCTTACAATCATATGTTAGAGAATGGCGGTAAAGCGCCTAGCAGACACACACATTAAGGGATGAAAAGATGATTAATAAATTATTAGAATATTATAAAAACTACAAAGCATGGTCAGAGTACCGAGCAAAAGTTCGTGAAACAATTCGCGAATTATCAAGACTAACAAATCATGAATTAAATGACATTGGTATCTCACGTGGTGAGATCCATTCAATCGCACATGAATGTTACAAAAAACCAACACCAATTTCAGCGGTTGAAACAGGTGTTGATGTTAACGTAAACATGAGAGGTTGGGTATAAATAATGGCAACAATAACAGTTAAATCATGGGACATTACATGTCACATTTGTAAAATTTTACGTACTGCACTTGTAACATTTGCAATGGGCGTATGGGCATTCGGTGAATCAGCAGGCAGAGCAAGAGCCGCTGAAGCACTTTGGAGAGAAGGTTTCCACGAAGAAGCAAAACGCTTAATGTTGGAGAACAGATAATGTTTAAAAGATTTATCAAAGCAATGGAATACAGAAGTTACTGTATGGCAATTAGAGAACTAAGAAGCAGAGGCTACTATAAAAAAGCCGATGAGATTAGTGAGTTCAAACATAAAACTTACGGAACATTCTAATGTCTGACACAGTTAAAGATACTGCACAAAAGCAAGCTGAAGCCGCATTTGACGGCTTCATTTTGTGGAGCAAAAGAACAACATACGCTTCAATTGCATTTTTACTAATTGTAGCGTCTTGTAATTTTGGGGTAGAGGATGATATGTACCCTGGATATAATGGCGAACAATATAGTCCGTCAAATCTCAACGTAAAGGATAACAAATGAGAAAACTCTTAACAACAGTAGGTCTTATGATTGCATTAGCGACACCAGCATTTGCAGAAGACATGACTATCGAAATGTTAAACAAGCGTGATGATGGCGCTAAAATGGTGTACAGTGAAGATATTGCACGTATCGACGTAGGCGATACTATCACATGGGTACCAACACAAAAAGGTCACAATGTAGAATTTATTGCAGGACCAGATGGTTGGAAAGCACCAAAGAAATCAAAACTATCAAAAGAAGTAGCTATTACATTTGACACACCAGGTGTATATTTGTATCAGTGTACGCCACATAAAACAATGGGCATGATTGCTATTGTTGTTGTAGGTGAAGGAGATAATGACATCTCAAAAGCCAAAGTACGTGGCAAATCAAAGAAGAAATTAAAAGAGTTATTAGCTGATCTGTAATGAAAAGTTTAGTTGATAAAATACCAGAGTTTTGTATGACTCATTGGTTACTTCGCATCCCTCTTATTGTTGTATTTTTTCAACAAGGGCTTGCGAAGTGGCCTATTGATGTAAATGACTCGCCAGTAGAGCTAACTTTACTAGTATGGTCATTTGTTGTACTAGGAGAATTAGGTGCCGCTGCCGGATTATTAGTTGGCGGTATTCTTGCATTACAAAAATATTTTAAAGAGTTAGGTGATATAATTACACGTTTCTCAGGCATTACTATTGCTAGTATTATGACAGGTGTTATATGGACTGGCGAACCTGAAAGCTTCACAGATGTAATACTTTATGATAATTTACATGTACTGTTATGGGTAGGTGGTATGTACTTTGCCCTTAGAGGAAACAGAACATAAAATGCATGGCGATAGGGGTAACATAAAAATAGTATGGATTATGTTAGCCCTATGCGTATTTTTACACATTGTAGTAATACCAATATGGATGTGGTATTTAGGCTTATAAAAACAAATATTTTCATTAACTGCTAAGAAAATATGCTAAATAGTTATATGAGCAGAGTAAACTTAATCCGCAGTATCGTGGATCAGATCAAACAAGCATCCACACAAGAACAAAAATTACAAATACTCCAAAAGTATAACAAGGAGTCTTTGTTTAAGAGAATATTGTTTTTTGCTTACAACCCAATGATTCAATTTGATATGGATGATTTTGAATCAGCGGCTAAAGGTCGTGATGGCGGAATGGGCATCAGTAAATTTTTACATATACTCGACGATATCATTAAAAATCAATTAACAAAACAAGAAGCAATTTTTGCTTGTAAAATTGCTATGAGTCATATTAATG